TTAACCACTTCTTGACCGATACGGATGCTTGGTTCCTTACAACTGACGTACCCAACGGTATGAAGCACTTTGTCCGCGCACCTTTGACACAGGGAATGGATGGAGACTTCGACACGGGGAACGTTCGGTATAAGAGCCGCGAGCGTTACTCGTTTGGCTGGTCCGATCCTCTCGGAATGTTTGGAAGCCCTGGCGCTTGATATAAATCAAGCACTTAGCGCAGAGAACCCCGCTTCGGCGGGGTTTTTTGTTTCTTAAAAATGGCGTATACTACATAAAAAGGAGTAGTGTATGCCATACAAAATTGATGTATGTGGTATATATAAAATAGTTAACAAAGTGACAGGACAGTGTTACGTTGGGCAATCGCAACGTGCAAAGAAACGTCTTAAAGAACATTTTCGGCTGCTTCGTTGGGGGAAGCACACAAACACGCATTTGCAGAACGCATACAACAAGTATGGGGCGGAAAATTTTTACGGCGACATCGAAATACAGTGTGAATCAGTAGACCAACTTGACTATTTGGAAGAACAGTTTTTAAAAGGGGAAGCATGGTTTGACGAGCCAACGGTTTACAACATCGCGGATTTTGCAAAAGCTCCGATGCGTGGCAGATCACATAATGAAGAAGTTCGTGAAAAAATACGTTTGGGCAGAAGAGCTACTACTTTTAATTACAAAAGTCCAGAGTATCGAAAAACGTTATCAGATGCTCAAATGGCACGCTTTCATACGGACCCAAAATATGTTGCTAAGTTAAAATTTATTGTTAATAATGACCATATATCGTATGCAGAACGGGCAAGGTACCTAAGAGCCGACATTAGCTCTGTACGGCGTCTTGCGTTAAAATATAAACATTTGAAAGGAGTCCTATAATGGCTCAAACACAGTTCTCTGGACCAGTAGTTTCTGACAATGGGTTCGTAGGTGCGGTTACTGGTAATGTGACTGGTAATGTGACTGGTAATGTCACCGCAACGACTGTAAGTGCAACTGGCGCAATAACTTCAACTGGAACTGCCGGTGTTGGCTACAGTACTGGGGCAGGTGGTGCTGTTACGCAGGCTACAAGCCGTACTACAGGCGTTACGCTAAACAAAACCACTGGTGCGATCACGCTTGTTTCGGCGGCTGGTTCAGCCACAGCAGCTACGTTTACAGTAACTAATAGCACTGTAGCAGCAACGGATGTAATCATCCTAAATCAGAAATCTGGGACTGACTTGTACAATCTTCAAGTTACCGCAGTTGCCGCAGGAAGTTTTAACATTACGTTTAATACAACTGGCGGCACCACAACTGAACAGCCTGTGTTCAACTTTGCGGTAATTAAAGCTGTCGCTGCTTAATAGGGGGTTCGCATCATGCGGCCTACGACAATTTCTAAGACTGGTTCGGGGTCAACAGCTCCGATACCAATGATGCTGTACGTAACTCCTTTTAACGTCGGTATTGGAGTGGTGGTTAGCGGTACGGTGAATTACACTGTGCAACATACATTTGATGATGTATGGGCGACAGGTTACTCCGCTGCCGCAGGAAATTGGTATAACCATTCCTCTCTAGCTGCACAAACTGCTAACGCTGATGGTAACTATGCCTTTCCAGTGACGGCTGTAAGACTGACAGTTAACTCGGGGTCGGGTACGGCTACGATGACGCTTATTCAAGCTGGGGTGGCGCAGTAATGCCTATAAGTTCCGCAGGTGTATCTAACTACGCCAATGTAACTTCAGGTACAGCATCAGGTGTGAGTGCTGACGATGCAGGAGATGTCTCTGGTGCGGGCGTAACTGTTTTGTATTCAGTGGTGAGCCCTTATTTCATTGCGACATTAAGCAGTATTACCGGCGATCAAGCGAGAGGCGTTGCTTTAGATTCAAGCGGAAATATTTACGTTGTCGGGTTTTCTGGCGCATCAAACAATATACAACTTGCCAAATATAACAGTACGGGCACTATTCAATGGCAATATCAACTAAGCGGTGCGAGTTTTGAAAACGGTTATTCGATTGCTGTTGATTCATCTTCAAATGTTTATGTTGTTGGAACGATTTCGGTGTCCGGTACTAACAATACGGCTGTTGCAAAATATAACAGTGCCGGAACCCTTCAATGGCAGCGACAATTAGGTGTTCCGGGTTCCGCTGATTCACCCGGTTATGCAGTCGCAGTTGATAGTTCAGGCAACGTATATGTCGGAGGTTCATCTACTTGGGATAGGGGCAACACTGATGTTACGCTTGAAAAATACAATTCAAGCGGAACGCTGCAATGGCAGGTTTATTTAGGCGGTTCAGGTGTTGATGAAATATACGGGCTTGCCGTTGATAGTTCATCAAATGTTTATGTTATAGGCATTTCAAACAATGACTTGTTAATTGTTAAATATAACTCAAGCGGCACAGTGCTATTTCAAAGGCGATTGTTTAGTGCAGCAGTTGATCGCGGTTACGGCGTAGCCCTTGATAGTTCAGGAAACATTTATGTTGTCGGAACTACAGCGGTTAGCGGTACAAATGATATACTGATTGCAAAATATAATAATTCGGGCGTTATTCAATGGCAGCAACGACTAGGCGGCGCAGGGTCAGATACCGGTTACGGGATCGCTGTCGATAGCTCGGCAAATGTTTATGTCACTGGCGTTGCCAATAACGACTTGCAAATTGCTAAATACAACACAAGCGGCACAATTCAATGGCAGCGCAATATTTCAAGCGCGGGTACCGATACGGGTTATGGTATCGCAGTGACTAATGCGGGCGAGATTATTGTTGTTGGCACATCGACCGCGAGCGGCACTAATGATATGTTAATTGCAAAATTGCCCGACGACGGATCAAAAACGGGAACCTATACAGTCGGCGGTATTTCATTGACCTATGCAGTGAGTACGCTGACCGATACTGCCGCCGGTTTAACTGACCAAGCGACAACAAGAATAACCGGCGCTTCTACGGTAACCGACAGCGCAGGAACGCTAACGAGCGCAGCCAGTTCATTAACGTCTGCAACAACCGTAATATAAGATGAGCTTTCTACTGACAAATAATTTTAACCAATATCCGTTGGGTTTGCACCTTGCGATCAACCGAAGTGGTTTACGCTTAAAGGGGAAATAATGGCAATCGAACTTGATTTAAGCAGCACGTCCTTGGGCTTCGGGTTTTCCAAAAGCTATGTCCTCGCGCAACCGGGAGATGATTATATTGCTCAATGTTATGCGTGGCTGCATAATCAACCTGAATTTGTTGGTGGTGAGGCTGTGTGATGGCTAAGTCACCTGCATGGCAGCGCAAGGAAGGCAAAAACCCAAAAGGTGGTTTGAACGCTAAGGGTCGAGCTTCGTACAACGCAGCTAATCCGGGGAAACCCGGGCTAAAACCTCCCGCCCCAAACCCAAAGACTGAAAAAGACGCTAACCGTCGTAAGTCTTTTTGCGCGAGGATGAGTGGGATGCCAGGACCTATGAAAGACGAAAAAGGACGACCGACGCGTAAAGCGTTGTCGTTAAAAGCATGGAAATGTTAGCTTGCACACGCTGTAAAGAGGAAAAGCCAGAAACAATTGAGTTTTTTCCTCCGCACAATAAAAAGCGTAACGGTTTGGATAGTTGGTGCCGTAGTTGTCGTGCAACGTATCGAAATGCAAACTGTCGTGGTCGGTTTCGTGATGTAATTACAGACGAAGCTTTAGCTGATATAAAAGCTACAGTTACGCAGTGCGTTATTTGTGGGGATGACGGGCCTTTGGTTGTTGACCATGACCATGTAACCGGAGAAGTAAGAGGGATGCTTTGCAATCATTGTAATAGAGGGTTGGGGCATTTCCGCGATGACCCAATGCTGTTAGAGTTTGCAGCGCAATATCTTTATGCTTCGGTAGATGCTCCTGAGTGGGACGCTTATAAAGTTAAGGCGGAGCAATGTTAAATGGATACCGGCGTTTTGGTTTGGAATCTAGTCACATCATTTTTTGTGGCCTTGGTCATGTTGATGCTTAAAAACGCATCCGACGAGCAGAAACGTATTCAGATTCTGCTCAACAAAACGAGGGAGGAAATCGCCCGTGATCACATCACTCGTGCAGAGGTTCGTGCGGACCTTGAAAGAATTATGGAACGCTTCGATGCAGGCTTTGAGCGGCTTGAAGCAAAGATTGACCAACTTGCTAAAGCGAAACAATAATGCCATCGATGAGCCGCAAGCAACACAACCTGATGGCAGCGGTGGCAAACAACCCTAAGTTTGCAAAGAAAGTAGGTATCCCCCAGTCCGTAGGATTGGATTTTATGAAGGCCGACGAAGGTCGTAAATTTTCAAGAGGTGGTGACATGAAAGAATCGAAAGCAATGATGAAAAAAGAAGTTGGCTTCATGAAAGCCAAAGGTGCTCCAAAGTCCATGATCAAACATGAAATGGCCGAAGCAGGTATGAAGAAAGGTGGTAAAGCCAAAGCTTACGCGGGTGGCGGTCTTGCTGCTGGACACAAAGCTGCTGATGGTATTGCCAAAAAAGGTAAGACCCGTGCTATGCGTGTAACGATGGCTGGCGGCGGGAAGTGCTGAGATGATGCCTTCTCGCGGGATGGGGGCGATCCGCGCCTCCAAGATGCCCAAGCCGGTTACTAAAGCTCGGCGGGATGACACCGATTTCACGGCGTTTTCTAAAGGTGGCGAATCTCGTGTGAACGAAGCTGGCAATTACACTAAGCCGGGGATGCGTAAAGCATTGTTCAACAGCATCAAAGCTGGTGGTAAAGGCGGTGCGCCGGGGCAGTGGTCAGCTCGCAAAGCTCAAATGCTTGCCATGAAATACAAGCAGCGGGGCGGGGGTTATCGAGACTAAGCTATGCAGTCTTTTAGTGCATTAGAAATGGCGGAATGAGATGTCCCAAATAGTTTGGCGATTTGGCGTAGGCTGTAACCTTGGTTTAGTAATGCAAGATATTCTTGCCTACGTACTTCGTGAATACGGCGCTTTGCGCTTGCAATTTTTTGAGATTCCCAATTATGCCGTTCACCACCGTACCCAGAGTTTTGTTTGGCGGTTACCCAGCGCAGATTTGAAACATGGTTGTTTTGGCGGTTGCCGTCTACGTGATCAACTTGAGGTAAGTTTTCTGGGTTTTGCAAAAATCCCTGAGCTACAAGTCGATGAACGTAGCGATACTTGCCTCGCCCAAGCGCCACACGTAGGTAACCAGTTGAGTGTATCCAAGGCTGTAATTGCTTTATCTTGTCAACTTTTATACGATGCGTTAATCCGCGTTGAGGGATATCTGACCAATTTGATTGAACATTTCCAAAATTACTTACTGAATATCGTCCGCCAGAGTCTACAATTTCTATCCAGATTTCATTCATTTCGTTCTCCTTTTAGTGGATTATGACATGGCACTACGAAAAAGTCAAAAATCTCTAAAGGATTGGGGCAAGCAACTTTGGAGGACTAAAAGTGGCAAACCTAGCACACAGGGTTCAAAAGCAACTGGCGAGCGGTATCTCCCAGAGGCGGCAATCAATGCTCTTACACCTGCTGAGTACGCTGCGACAACAAGAGCTAAACGCGCTGGAAAACGCTCGGGAAAGCAATTCGTCAAGCAACCAAAAGGCGTTGCTGCTAAGACCGCGAGGTACAGATAATGGCTAAAAAATTTCCTGATTTAACAGGCGATGGGGATGTAACTAAAGCGGACATTCTCAAAGGTCGTGGTGTAGAAGGGTTTAAAAAGGGTAAGTGGATTCAGTCTGCCATCTCTAAACCGGGAGCACTTCGTGAACAGCTTGGTATTAAAGGTAAAAAGCCGATTCCTGCGAAGATGCTTGATAAAGCTACTAAGGCTCCAGGCAAACTTGGGCAAAGAGCTAGACTTGCTAAAACGCTTCGAGGGATGAAGTGACTACATCAGGCACCGTTGCATTTAACCCAGATCTCAATGAGCTGATAGAAGAGGCTTATGAGAGGTGTGGTATCGAGGTGCGTACTGGGTACGAACACCGCACAGCTAGGCGTTCCCTGAATTTGATGCTGACTGAGTGGGCTAACCGAGGCATCAACCTGTGGACAATTGAGCAAGGACAAATAGCACTCACAACTGCAAATATAATTTATCCGATTCCTGTAGATACAGTGGATTTTATTGAGCAGGTGGTGCGAACACAGACAGGTATTAACCAGATCGACATAAATATTAGTCGTATTTCAGTTGATACCTACGCCCAGATACCGAACAAAAATGCTCAAGGTAGACCCATTCAGGTTTGGATTAACCGCCAAACAGGGCAATCGAACACCACAAGTGTTACGTTAAATGGGACTATTAACTCTAGTGTTACAACGATAACGGTATCAAGCACTGCAAATTTACCTTCTGCTGGGTTTATCAAGATAGATAGCGAGACAATTGCCTACTCAGCAGTTAGTGGTAATGATCTTATTTATTGTGTTCGTGGGTCAAACAATACTACCGCAGCGTCGCATACGACTGGCGCAGCAATAACTCTACAAAATTTACCATCGATCAATGTCTGGCCTGCCCCAGACCAAAATAACTATTACACTTTTGTGTACTGGCGATTACGTCGGATGCAGGATGCTGGGATAGGTACTAACGTTGAAGATATTCCGTTCAGACTTATCAACTGTCTCGTTTCAGGATTGGCTTACTACTTATCGATGAAAAGCCCCGAAGCTGCACAGCGTATGCCGCAGTTAAAGCAGATGTACGACGAGCAGTTGACACTAGCACTGGACGAAGATCGTGAGAAAGCACCCTTACGACTAGCGCCGAGACAGATGTTCTTTTAATCATGCCGAATGTATTTGCATCCGGTAAGTGGGCAATATCGCAGTGCGATAGGTGCGGCTTTCGTTATAAACTGAAGCAACTCAAACAGCTTGTTATTAAGACCAAGAACGTTAATATCTTAGTCTGTCCTACGTGTTGGGAACCCGATCAACCGCAGTTGCAGCTTGGTATGTATCCTGTGGACGACCCACAGGCATTGCGTAATCCCCGTCCTGATACGACTTATAGAGTTGCAGGTTTGAATGGGTTGCAGATCAATACAACGACTACGCAACTAGGTAGCGGAGATCCCTCTGGAGGTAGTAGAATCATTCAATGGGGATGGGCACCTGTAGGTGGGGCAAGATCCTACGACACAGGACTAACGCCAAACAATCTTGTGCTGGGCATCACGCTGGGCACTGTTACTGTGAACGTCACATAGGAGCCTATGATGGAAGGCAAAGCAGCAGTTAAAGCGCATGAAAAGAACATGCACCCTGGCAAAAAGCCGACCTTTCGCAAGGGCGGTAAGACCAATCTTGAGATGAAAAAACTTGGCCGAAACATGGCGAAGATTGCCAATCAAAAGTCACCCTCTTTCAAGTACAAGATGGGAGCAAAGTAATGGCTAAGTTCAGTCAAAAAATGATGGGCAAGGAAGTCGGGCAAGCACCCGTCTACGCCGAGCCGCATACGATGGATGGTAAAGCTGGTACGGACGTAACCAATGCTGGATATATGGGCGGTAATCGCCTTAAGGCTTCTGAAGTCAATATGTCGGTGGGTAGTATTCAGCGGTTTAACTTTCCTGAACCAAAAACAACTGGTATCAAAATGCGTGGCACAGGCGCGGCTACAAAAGGGTTGATGTCTAGAGGTCCGATGGCGTGAACTACGAAGAGCTTTTTCTTAGAATCCAGGGGTATCTTGAGAACGATTTCCCTACGTTCACAGGGAAAGACTCGTCTGCTACCTCTTCAAACCTGACGACAAAAAATCAGATTGATACGTTCATTAAGCAGGCTGAACAGCGTATCTATAACTCGGTGCAGTTTCCTAATTTTAGGAAAAACTACTCATCGACGTTAACGCCAAGCACCGCTACGTTTACAACACCTTCTGATTTTTTAGCAGTCTATGAGTTTTCAATTACTGATCCAGCTACAAGCTATCAAGAGTTTTTGCTAAATAAAGACGTTAGTTACATCCGCGCTTCGTATCCTAATCCAGCAACTACAGGGGTGCCAAAGTATTACGCGTTATACGCCGCTACGTCTGCTTCAACAACTATTCTTTTAGCGCCAACACCAACACTTGGGTATACCTACCAACTAAATTATTTCTACTATCCAGAATCAATTACTACGGCGGGTACGACTTGGCTTGGTACCAACTTCGATTTAGCGCTTCTTTACGGCGCTCTAGTAGAAGGTTACACCTACATGAAAGGTGAGGCTGATGTCATTGCTGGGTATATGAAACGATACGAAGAAGCCATGATTCTTGCTAAGCGTCTTGGTGATGGTATGGACCGCCGCGATGCTTACAGGTCTGGTCAGGTTAGGATGTCGGTGAACTAATGGCCTTTACTGGAAACTACACATGCAACTCCTTCAAGCAGCAATTGTTTGAGGGAGACTTTGATTTTTCTTCGGGTACGACACAGACCTTTAAGATTGCCCTGTATACCAACGATGCCACGCTTGATCAAACCACAACGGCTTATACGGCTACTGGCGAGGTTGTGGCTTCGGGGTATACGGCGGGTGGAGAGGCTATCACTCCTTCACTTGCTATTGATAGTTCCACAGGCATTACTTATCTTGACTTTTCTAATGCTTCTTGGAGTGGCGCTTTCACTGCTCGGGGGGCTTTGATCTATAAGGCTGATGGAGTAACAGACCCAGCAATCTGTGTGCTTGACTTCGGTTCAGATAAAACATCCACGACAACATTCCAAGTTGAATTCCCACCCAATACAAGCACTGCGGCGTTAATACGTTTAGCCTAGGAGTAACTCATGTCGAGTACCTATTCAAACCTTAAGATTGAACTGATTGGTACTGGCGATCAGACAGGTTCTTGGGGGTTAACTACCAATACTAATTTAGGCACTGCACTTGAAGAAGCTATCGTAGGCAGTGCCGATGTCACGTTTGCCAGTGGGGATGTCACCATAACGCTGACAGACACAAACTCAACACAGACTGCACGTAATCTACGCTTAAATTTAACAGGCACATCTGGTGGTACTCGTAATCTCATCTTGGGTAGTGGGTGCCAGATTGAAAAGCCTTACCTCATTAATAATGGATGTGCAGACTCCATCACGGTTAAAAATACAACGGGCACTGGGATTACGGTGCCTGCTGGTAAATCCATGTGGGTGTATAACAATGGCACGGACGTTGTTGATGTAGTTACGCATTTAACTTCATTGACTATTGGTTCCGATGGCTATTCTGTTGGGTATTTAAAAGTACCTCCAGTAGGCACAAAAACTGGAAGTTATATATTGGCGGTTGGTGATGTTGGTAAGTATGTGCAGGTAGGTAGTGGTGGGTCAATCACTATACCTGACGCTACTTTTTCTGAAGGTGATGCAATTTCAATATTTAATAACACAAGTGGGAACATTACAATCACTTGCTCTATTACAACTGCGTATGTTGCGGGTACAGACACAGATAGATCCACGATGACTTTAACTACGCGTGGTGTAGCAACTATTCTTTTTATAAGTAGTACAGTCTGTGTTGTTTCAGGGAGTGTGGTATGACCGGTATTACCCAAATGCTCGTTGCCGGTCAAATTCTTGATGTGGGAGATAATTGGATAGCCTCACTTGGGGGCACAGGGATTACTGTAGCCTACGATGTTAGCCTCGATAGTTCAAATAATATTTATGTAATTGGTTATGGAAATATATCTAATAGTAACATAGAGTTAGCTAGTTACGATATTAACGGTGCAATAAGTTGGCAAAGAAGTCTAGGTGGGACTTCAACAGATTATGGTTACGGCGTTAAAGTTGATTCTGCTAATAATGTCTGTATTGTTGGACAATACACAGACGGTTCAGTTCAAAAAATAGTTATAGCAAAATATGATTTATCTGGTGTTATCCAATGGCAACGTGTATTAAGTTCTGTAGGACTCAGTCAATATGCGCGTGGGATTACAACTGACACTTCTAATAATATTTATATTGTTGGTACTTACGGTGAAATAGGGTATCCAAGTGGATTTTTTATAGCCAAATATAACTCATCTGGCGCTATTCAATGGCAACGATCACTTAGAAAAACATCAAATGCTAATGGTGGAAGCGCCCGAAAAGTTGCAATAGATACATCAAATAATATTTATGTATTTGGAAGTTACGATATAAACACATCAGGGCCGCCATTAAGCGATTTTGTAATAGCAAAATACACTTCATCTGGCGCTATTCAATGGCAATATAAATTAGGTTTGGCTAGTACAGAGGACTTTGGGGATATTACAGTTACTAGTTCAGGAGATATTTATACAACAGGGTCTACTTCTAGTTTTAGCCCACAGTCGCTAGTTATTGTTAAGTACGATAGTCTGTGTAATGTTCAATGGCAAAATAGACTTTATTTAGCAGGACAGGCTGCTATTGGTAAGGGAATTACCGTAGATTATGCTGGTTACGTTTATGTTTGTGGGTCGGTAACATTTTCGGGGTCAGGGCAACGGGGGGTTATAGCTAAATACGACTCATCTGGCGTTATACAATGGCAAAGATACTTTAGAGCTACGTCAACAAGTGCGTATGTTTACTTTGAAAGTATTAAAATTGATTCCTTTAATAATTTAATCGTATCTGGATATACAAACGGGTCTGGCACTGCTGATTTTCTTACTGTTAGATTGCCTAGCGATGGCACTAAAACAGGGACATATTCACTTGGAGGGGCTAGTTATGTTTATGAAAATTCTTCATTAACAGACTCATCTATATTTCTTACGCTTTCAACAAGCTCACTCGTAGATGCTTCGACATCACTCACAGATGCAGCGGGGACGCTTACGGACGCGTCTACGTCGTTAACGGCTAATCTTACAGTTATTTAGATTATGGACGACAAAACCCACGAACTAGCCGTACTCAAAGCGCAGGCTAAGATTCGGCTTGAAGAGCTTAAAGCACAAGACTCGGCCAAAGAAGTAGCAGGTAAAGCCATTGGCGAAGATGGACTGCTTTATATCTTCCTGATCGTGCTCGTGGGTGTCGGTGCATCGTTATTCCTTGAAGGCGAAAAAATTGCTGCTGTTATGGGTCTTCTTGGTGCTTCACTTACTGCACTTATTCAAATGCTGAATGGGATCGCAGGCACTGCGCCTAAGCAAGAGAAGCCTGAGTTTGAAGTCATCAAGGATCTCATCACTCGGTTGGACAAGCTTGATCGTGCCGAGCCGCCCATGCAGGTTGATGTTGAAGGCTCCAAAGTCACAGTCAAGAAGGGTGCCGACATCGTAACGGCTAAGGGGTAATTATGTTTGAGCTTCTTGGTGGTGGTTTGCTCGGCAGCATTTTCGGCGGCATCTTTCGGCTTGCTCCTGAAGTCTTAAAGTTTTTGGACAAGAAGAACGAACGCCAGCATGAACTCAGCATGTTCCAGCTACAGACCGATCTGGAGAAGATGCGCGGTGAATTCAAGATGGAGGAGAAGTATGTTGACTACTCTATCCAGCAGATGGACACGATTAAAGAGGCTTTTAAAGAACAGGCTCAGACTGCTAAAGAGGCAGGATGGCTTGCAAGTTTCATTACTGCTATTACACGCCCCGGTCTTACTTGGATTGCATTTGGCGTATATGTGGCTGTTAAAGTCGCGGGGCTAACGATTGC